CTGTCTTGCAGTCAGACATCACAGGTCTGGGAGTACGATAAATCTTTGCCCAAGCATTGACTTCGTCATCCCTTTCCTGGATTTCTACTGCGGTGGTGGGTTGTAAGTTTCCCTGTGGTGCGCGCACACCATGAAAGGCTTTGTAGGCCTTGCACAGTGCGTAAGCGGCAGCGATGCCAGCGCACGTCTTCAAGAGAGTCTGCATATGCTGATCTCTCGCCGACTTCACCACGAGTGGGATACTATCTCGTTGCCTTTCGAGGTGTGACATCAAAATTGCCTTCTGCTGTTCAACAACATAAGCAAGGTTGATTGCCAAAATCACCGCAACGATAACCCATCCCTCAAATCGCACTTTTGCCGCAACTGATGCGCACAAAATGCCGACCGCATGGACCCACACAACACACTTGATGTTATGGGTCAGCTCGTCCTTCCGCGTGAAGTAAATGAACTTGGTCATGAGGGGGTTGGACCACCAATCATTCGGGACCCAGGTTGTCCACTGTAAAAGCGGATACCTGTTGAACTCAGAATAGGCTGCAAGCAGCTGTTTCGAAGTCCATTGGTCGACCGAAGTCATGAGTCCGGCACCAGCCATATTCAACGAATTGCCGAAGGCTCGTTTGATACTGTACGCTGTCATCAACGACTCGACTCCAAAGTGCGGACTCTTTTTACAGAGACACACTTGGGCCAAGTAATTGCATTCAGGGCACATTTCATACTTAGCATCTTTGGCTTTCGCAACAATGGCATTCTGGTGCTTGTAGTAGGGGCGAGATTGATCAAGAAGATATCTCACCACCCGGGGGAAGTCCACGTTTTTCAACGGACCTCCTGCATCGGACACGACTACCCACTTAAAGTCGTCCTCTGCGCCATCCTTCCTCTCCGAACCTGGTTTCTTAATCTTTGGTACACACTCTTCAACAGTGATGAACCAGAGATCTTCGATGTCCGGCGGTGTAATTCCCTTCTTCTCATAGTACGCAGCTGCTTTTCGTGAGTCAAGCATTGTGTTCGTAGAAAATTCGGGTTTAACGGATGCGGTTAGCATGTAGTGCGCCCGGCGCACGATCGATGTTGGCTTGTTCGAAAACTGCCTAGCACAAAGATCCTTCACATTCGAAGTGATAATACATGCCTTGGGTTCAATGGAAACTTTTCCCTTCATGTCAGCTTCTGCCATATTAGCATAATTCTTAACATTATTCATAGTATCAATGATAATCTGAACGGGAGACGTTTTACAAAACGCAGCTTTCTTGTTACCCAAGTCGTCGATAAACATACCGTTTATGTGGGAACGGTAATTCGACATGTATGGATCATCCGCATTGAGAGTAATGAGTCTCGTCGGATCATCCGCGTATCCATTGGTTTTCAGCACAGAGTGCATCAATGGATCCGCAATGGAAGATTTTCCCACCCCTGACTCACCGTAAACGGCGATACAGAAAGGTGAAACTCGTAATCCTCCTGACGAGCGAATCTGCACAAATGTGGCATGCATACGTTTCAGGTCATCGAGTCGTCGCTGTATAAGCTGACGCTCTACCTCACGTGTTGCGCACAAGTGTAAAGTCTTGGCTTGTTCGAGAAGCTTATCCAGCAAAGCTGAAAAGTCATTCTCGTCCAGAGTACCAAACTTCTCCAGATTCCCGCACCGGACAAACTCCAAATGCTCCCTGATTAGAGCGAAGTTGTCCTCAAATTCCATGATCTCGGCGTTCGAGTAAAACATGGGCTTGAGACTACGTTGCTTGTAACAACAGTGACCGACTTCTACAAAGTAAATCACCGTATCAACAGCGGCATCGATTACGTCAAATGCGTTTTTGTGCTTGGATGCAACCTTCGGTGCGAATAGTTCATAACCTCCTACGGAGAAAGTCAATGAAGCTGATTCGCATAATCCAATGGAACATACCAAACTGAGGAGTTTCGACAACTTGGCAAAACCTTCGCTGTCGACAATACCGCGCCAATTGGTGCGGATACTCCTCAAATGGACTAACCAGTCCTCGCCCGCTTGGGGCTCTTCCACCTCAAATAAATCCTGCAACACCTTGCAGGCCTTCATAGAGATGGAGGTTGAATAGTTGCTCTTGAAATATGCGGCTGTTACACCGATAAGAGCGGGAACACTAGAAGCTTGTGAAATATTGAACAATAATAATGTCAAATTTTCCACATGATTCATGATGTATTCCTGGGACGAATTGAGAACCATCTTGGCAATCCAATCTGATGGCTTCTCTAACAATCCATGGGGTTCAAAGCCCTTGGACTGCCGGTCCCTCCTCTGCGCACGTTTCCTCCCTTTGAGATGCTTATAAAAGCGAGTTCTCCTACCACCTTTGGTATCGAGAAACTCACATCTCTTTGATCCTTGCACTTCAGTGCACCTCCTAGTACTTTCCTGTACTCCCTTCTGTGATTCGTTATTCAATTGTCGTGGTCCTTGCATATAAATATTTAAGAACCCCAACACATCGAACAACAAACCGGGTGCGGACTAGGTCCGCGGTTGGTTTGTGGCTCAACTATCGCCCCGATGATTACTCACTCTTTCGAGTTTTTGGTATCCCACTAGCAGCAAGCTGCTTCAAGTGGACAATACAATCGGGACTGTGTGTCTGCGTGCCTAATGACTCAAATGAGATTTCGGCCCGCATGGGGGTTTGTAACACTCCTCTTAAGGTCGGAGGGACCTTGATCATTTCTTGCGAAGATCGACTCGCGATACAATGGAGAATATAGGTACTACCTTATTTCTCCAAGGGCTGTTGATTACAGCTTTAACTCCCGCTGTTTTAGAACAACGTGATGTAGTGAATCTGGCTCCGAAGAGCAGTCTGGGGACGACTAGAGTCCCCAAACTGGGGGGGTGGCATGCGAATAAGCATGTCTGTAACACTCATGTGTCACAGTTATTTAGTAATAGTAACTTTCGTCAAAGTAACATCTAAATACCGAGAAATAGCTCTTTCTAAAAGAGACAACGTCTTGCTATTGGTAACGCGGGTTATTCCGCGCATGTTCGTTATCCTGTTTGACCAGGGATTGTTTAACGACAAATCATGTCTGAGACAGTAAAAACTGAATTATCAAAAGCAAAAATGCTTCCTACAAAGTAGGTGGGATTGATAAGATACCCAGGGGGGTGTCTGTATCGTAGACTTACGTGTGTTCAAAAAGTATGTGAATCGTATACCGATCACAAAAAGTACATAAATTGTACACTCGAAGTGGGCGTCGTAACGCCCAAATCGAGGCAATAGTAATTGCACTTCAAATGAACGTCTATAGGACGTCAAATACTCCAAGGACTCTGCACAGGCTTACGC